AAAGCAGCCATTAGCGTCGCGTGCCAGAGAGCAAACCACCAGGGCGTTGCTGTTTGACCAATTCTGCCTGAACAGCAGCCGAAACGGCAACACCCAATTGCTTGGCTTGCGCTTGGTCGCCTTCAACGCTAGTGCCACCTGCATCCACATTGACCGTCACGTTGGTGCCACCCATGCCTCCACCTGGAACGATTGTGCCACTACGACCAGGCATAAACACTTCAGGGCCGCGCTCGCCAACCAAATACGCTCCACTGCCTGCAACGGGGCCGCCTACGGCCCTGCTGCCGACCAGAGACGGAACGCCTGGCATAAATTGGCTTGATCCCAATCCGCCTCCACCAAAAGCACCTGAATAATTTGTTGCTCCACCCGCTCCGAAGATGCCGCCGATGGATGGCAAAAATTGTTGAGCAAGGCCAATAATTTGCATTCGTATATAGTCTGCAATCATGCGAGATGCCATGTCTGCAAAATGATTGGCAATACTTTGGAAGAATCCGGCAAAAGCTTCACGTGCTCCCATTGAACCAGTGATTAATCCTTTAAAGGTTTCACCAAAAGCAGTGCCAATTGACTCAGCTGCTGTTTTAACTTGATTAGATGCACTAATCAAATCTTTAAATTGCGTTTGTAATTCTTCATAATGTGTTCCCAACTCGCCACCAGTCAAGCCAGGCATTAAGTTTAAATCAGTTCTGAACCGACCAGCCGTACCATCGCCACCAAACGCCCCGCCGAGAGCAGCTTGAAACTTCTTGCCAAGGATATCGGCCAAGCCAATCTGTAAATATAACTCTTCGGTTTGCTTAGTCAGCAAGTCTGCTTTTGCTTTCTGTGCTTTATTGTTGTCTATAAAAATTGTACTAAGTTGCGCACTTATAAGAAGCTCACGTTCCTTTTCCGAAAGTGCTTTTTTCTGAAGTTCAGCAAATTTAAGACGTCGTTCAACCGCTACTTTGTCAAGTTCGGCTTGTAATTTTTCTTCATCAGTACTGGACATTTGAATATCTAATTTTTCTCCCGCCAAAACATTTAATTTAAATGCTGCATCAAGTTGTTTTTTGGTTTGCTCTGCTAACCGTTTTGCGGCATTTTCAGCAGCTTTACTTGCAGCACCAGACCCGCCACCACCATCTCCGGAAACTCCTAAGCCTTTGCCTGGCTCGCGAAATGGTGTGCCCATTGAAGCAAGCAATGCTTTGTTAGCAATAAGTCTGCTTTCCAGTGGAGCATTCATTGCCTTGGCAAATTTTGCCTTTTGCTCTGGAGACATGCCAGCCTGACCAGCTCTGTATCCAGTCAATAATTTTTCATCTGCTGCAATTTGAGCTCTTAGTGAAGCCTTTCTTCCTGTTGGATCAAGTTTTAAAAAGAAGTTTAATTTTGTAATAACTCCATCAATATATTTTGCAATATCAGAAAAAGTATTTTGAAATGCAGCACCAATAGGACGCAATAACGTACCAACGCTTTCCGATAAATTGCTTAATGTTACTTTAAGGCGATTGCCAGCATTCTCAGGACTACTGGCAATAATTTTTGCAGCATTTCCATACCGTTGAAATAATGCTTCGGAAAAAGTTTGAAAATCAGTCAAAGAAACTTGACCTTCTTGCAAAGCTTTGTCTAACTCCTGAGGAGTTTTACCAATTGATTCAGCAAAAATAGTAAATGCACCCGGCAAACGCTCACCAATTTGACCACGGAGTTCTTCAGCGCTTACTTTTCCTTTGCTAAAAACTTGCGCTGTAGCAAGCAGCGCTGAGTCTAGATTTTCAAGACTTCCGCCAGTGCCAAGAATACCAGCAGAAATACCTTTAAATGCTTTTTCTACATCATTAATATTTCCACCAGCTCCAATTACGGAAGCGGAAAGACGTGTAAAATTCTGAATAACTATATCTTGTGGGATTGCAAGTTCTGTACTTGTTTGTTTGACAAATTTCAATGATTGATCGTAAGCCTCTTGGCTGCCAATAACTTGGCGCAAAGCAGTTCGTTGCTTATCTAATTCTGCTGAATAAGCGGCTGCTGCTCCAAGAGCTTGGCGTACGCCACCTACAGACGCACCAATCGCGCCACCAGCGATTGCTCCAGCAGGTCCACCAAGGGCAAAGCCTGCAAGACTACCAATGGCACCCTCAGGGCCACCAAATACACCTGCAGCCGCAACCGTACCCACACCCTGAGCAATTCCTTTAAGGCGTCCACCACGATTGCCGCTGGCACGTGCAGCAATACGTTCAGCTTTTTCAGCCTCCCGTGAGTAAATACGGAATTCTTTGCTTGTAATGCTGACGCTATTGGCCAGTTCACGCCAAGAAGACGCAAAATTACGCAATGAATTTACGGACTGATCAGCATTTGATTGAACTTTTTTAATCTCTGCTGCTGCACCTTGAAAACCAGTTTTAGTTGCATTGACTTCCTTGCCAAGGTTGGCCAATTTGGCCTTCAAGGTTGTCAGGGATTCCGTGCCCTGCGTAGCAACCTTGATATTAAATTTTTGTTCGGTTGCTGCCATTACTTTGCACGCTTGCTATTGAGGCACAGCAGGGCCGCTGATTCCATGACCCGGATGCCTTCAAACATCTCAAGCGGCTCCTCCACTGCATACAGTCTACAAAGCCAGTCTAGAGATGGGTAGTTTAAGCCAGTAAGGCCAGCCATGCTGACGTTCCACTGGGTTCCCATACGTAAGAACATGGCGACGGTTTCCCAGTTCTGTTCCCAAACCTCACAGTGTTGCTCAGCGGCTTCTAGGCGTGCCGCAGCAATCTGCTCCTCGGATGCGCCAAGTGCTTTGAGGTCAGCCTCTCGTTCATCTACAACGCCGCCCTGTGCCCAGTACTGGGCCGCGGCCTCTAGTTTTTTGCAGGTGCTCCAAGCACGCTTGCGCTGTACGCATTGATCAGTGCCCTGACCACATACGGATCATCGCAAAGCTCTTCCTTGGTTTTTTGTGTAAAAGGCACGTCTTTGCCATCTTCGTCTTTGATGCCATCCCAACCTTCAAGAATCTGATCAAGTAGGGCATCGTCGCCTTCCTCAATCAAATTGTTAAAAGCCGAGCGACTCATCTTACGAAAGGTTGCATCAAACGTAGTTTTTTCAAACTTGCCGCCATCAATGGGTGTTTCCACCGTGACGGGCCATTTGTAAGATGCAACCTTTTTAAGAACAAATGCCATGCAGAATTAGGTGAAAACTAGGCTCACCTCATTATTGCCTACCCCAGCAGGAAGTGCCAAGTACGGCATGGACAGCGAGACAACGCCGTTGGTGTCGCCGTAGCTGCAACCAGTGATGTCGGTTTGGGGTGCGTTCAACGTGACAATGTTGCCAGCAACAGTGCCAAGCACGATGCTGGTTGCTGCGGTTGCAGGAGCAACGGCCTTGGCAAAGAAATCGGTAGTGCCAACGGCAGGTGCTTCGATTACTGCGGTACCACCAGCGGCACGGTCAGTAATCAGCACTTCTTGGCTGGAACCGGTTTCCTTGTAAAGAAGTGTGTTGTTCAGCGCAAGGTCAATGCTTTCAAGGCGAGTGCTCGTAACAGCGTGGAACGTGCAGGTGGTGACGTTGGTGTCGTTGACTTCCAACGCTGCAGCCTGGTTGGCAACCGTAAAGCTGCCACTAATAGCTGTGCCATCAGGAGCGTTGTAGATCCCGATGAACTGGAAGCTGGCGGTCGGGAACTGCCCAGCCGTCATGTTGAAAGTCACCGTGCCACGGGCACCAGTGATCTTGTGGCGAGTGCCGTCGTAGAAGCAGTACAAGGAAGCACTGGAGAAGCTGGAGCTGACGCCTGCGTAGGTAACAGATGTGCTGCTTACAACCACTTCGCTCATGCCAGCAGCTTGAAGCAGCGGACCAAAAGCAGGTGCAGTGCCAGCCGTTCCAGAACCACCCAGTTCAACTTCAAAAGTTACCGAAACCCGTTTGTTGGCAACCAACGTTCCGCGAGTGCTGTTACCAATGAAGCCTTGGTATGACGCCGCCTGAACGTTGTCTGACTCGATAGGAGTCACCTCAAGATTGGTGACCTGAATGGCATTACTACCACCAACAGGGATTGAATCCGTCCCGTAAGTGGCTTCAATCTTCGCGAGCAGAAACTTCTTCCGTGTCAGAGCCATTGTTCTGTAAAGCAGGAGTGGTTGTAGTCAGTGTAAGCTTCCCAGTCTTAGGGTCGTACAGATAACTGCCGCCCACTCCAGGGGTAGGGATTTCCTTCTCAATCTTAGCCATGGTGCTAGGCCGAAGTTAGGTTGGTGCGACTTGTGCGGTATCGCACCAAGAAGTCTTGGGTAATCATACCGACAGGAATATCAGCCTCGTACATTGCAAAGTCTGTGCGGTCGGGCAGCAGATCAAGGGCGTAACCGTTCAACGTCTGATCGGCCATCAGCAATGCGTGAACTTGTTGGGAATATGTGTCTGACGTGTCGTCTGGCGTGGCGGCCCGAACAAAGGTGGTAATGCGAACCCGCATTGTCCAGTCAAGCTTGTCGTAAAAATTGGTGCCGACTGGACTGTCGTTGACCGGCTCGACAATGACGGCTGGCACCTCGGAACGTGACAGCGGCTCCACGCGACTGCGGTAGACGGTCGCACCTGTAATCGCGTCAAGGTTGGTCTTGATGCGGCTCAGAATCAATTCGCGGCGGGTATCGGCCATGGTTATGCGGAAGCAACTTGAGTGGCTGTGCAGATAATGCCTGGAATGCCTGGATGAGCGAAGGGACTTGCAGCCGCATCTTCAGCGTGTATGTAAGCCTCAGCGCTTGTGGTTGCCCAGATCAATTCCAAGTAATCATTGGCCTCAACACGCAAAACGTAATTTACGGTGCCAACAATATTGCCTTCAATGCTCCCGTGTTTTGCAATTACACTAAAACGTGTATCAGTATTTGCCAAATTGCCAGCAGCGCCGTCGCCGTTTTTTCGTAACCACACGTCTGCATCATGAATACTGGATCCTGTATTGCTAAATTGAATTGAATAAATAATGCTGTAAATGCCTGCGCGTTCAAATGTCATCCGTGATTCGGACTCAATTCGAACGCCACGGCTCAAGGAATCAATTGACCGCAGCTTGATTGGCGTTGGAGTATTTGCAGTGGCAGTCTGGGAAGTTGTGTCATAAAACGATCCCCAGTGCCCAGGCGAGCCATGATACGGCAAGCTATTCCAAGCCTTGCGTCCGTCCCCAATCTTTAAATTACCCAGTTCCAATTCATAGCCAGCTTCACCCTGCGCAAGCACTGGGTTAATACTTGCCCAGTCCGCACGGCTATTTGTATTTAATGTTGCGCTCATGTCTTTTGCAGTGCAATTTGAACAAAAGCTCCGTCGTCAATCAGCATTGTCTCCCGAACAGTAAAAGCAGTCCCGCCCACAGTGATCGAACCACCGCGAACGAGACTGCCAAACTCTGAAGATCTAGCGGTCAGCGTGTAGTCAGTCGTTAAAACCATCCCATCGCTGATTACCTGGCTGGGAGTATCCAGAATTCCATTTGCTGTTACGGCGCCAGCCACGCAGGTGACGCCAAAATCAGCAAGGAACATTCCTAGATCTTCAGTCAACGCCATGGCGATTAGCCGTACTTAGCAGAAGCCAGACCTTGGACGGAAAGAGCACCGGTGCCAGTGCCACCAGCAACAGTCAGCGAGACTTTGACGAAACGCTTAATGTCGGTGACATTGACATACAGCTTCTGGCGAGAAGCAGTGTTGGCGGTTGTGGTCGTAAAAGCACCGCCGGTGACGTCGGTGTAGGTACCACCAGAAGTGTCAGAGCTGGTCAGCTTGACAGCAAAGGTGATGCTGGCGCCACCGGCAGCAGCGTCAAGAAGAACGACCATGTCGCCTTCGTAGCCTTGCAAATCAATGGCGCTACCAGTGGTAGTAGAAGCACCAACGGCAGTAGGGAACAGAGCGATTTGGGTTGTTTTAGTCCCAAGGTTAAGGACGGTCATTGTGGTTTCCTCCGTTTGGAAGGTGTAGGTGTGGTCTTAATTGGCTCTTCAACCGGAGCCTCGATAACTTGTTCAGCCTTACCAATACCAATCAGAAGTCTGGCGTCGTCAGGGGATGCCTCAATGACATCCCCCATACGAACCACGCAACCGCCGGCGATTGTTTGCCTAAGGATGCGAATCTTCATGATCAGAGAGTGTTGTTACCACGGCTGAAGGATTCAGGATGACGGATGGCCACGTCAACATCCTGCATTGCAACCACGCGAACGGTGCCGCTGGTGCTGTTGGTGTAAGGGTCCACCATAATGTCCAGACCGGACCAGTAACCAATCAGCAGGTCTGCAAAATTGCCGAACCAAAGATCGCCAGAAGCAACTTGATTGGACAGCACACCGCGATAACCGTTGACTTCACCGCCTTCCATCAGGAAGATGCCGGAGCCGGCATCCTTCTTGGTGGTCTTCAGATTGCCGCGCATTGCAGCGTTCATCAGATAAACAGGTGAACCCAGCAAGGCGTTGGCAGTAGCCACGTCCGATTCCATGGCAACCACTTCTGCAAAAGTGGGAGCATCAGCGGCGAAGTCTTCAGTACCGATTCCGGTGGTGTTCTTCAGACCTAAAGGCTCACTGTTGGAACCAGTGCCGTAAAGACCAGCGGCGTCAATTTTCAAACCAAGGACGGCAGCAAGATCACGGCGAACCATGTTCTCGATGTCGATCGAAGACTGAAGCATCAAGCGGCGGCTGTAATCAGTGAAAGCAGCAACCGTCTTAGGAGTCAGGCTGACCTGATCCACGGTCTGCTGGCTCTCGGTAGGAGCGCCAGACTCGGCAACCCAGTAAGCGGTAGCAGCACCTGATTGACGGGGAATTGCAACGTTGCCCACCAGGCCGGTCAGCACGGTGGCGCCAGCCTGATCAAGGGCGGAAGCGTTGCGAAGCAGGTCAATAAAGGAAGCAGAGTCCAGTTCGGTAGCGACCAAGTTGCCACCGGCGGTAGCTACGCCAACGCTGAGGTCGCGGCGAAGCACTTCCTGGGGGATTGTGATGCCACGGCTCTGACGGCCAAGCTTGGCGGCAGCAGCTTCGGAAGCTTCAATTTCAAAGCCAGCAGCTTCACGCGCTTGGCGGTCAGCAGGGTTGGCCAGGTAGTTAATGGCGCGAAGGAAAGAGAAAGACCGGGTCTCCTCTTTGGAAAGGCCGATGTCGGCGACTGTGGTGTCCACAGGCTGGGCGGGAGTGCTCATTTTTTCAAGAAGTGCAGTGCGCAGCTCATCAAGACCACGGGAATTCGTGATGAACTCCTGGGCCATGTCGCTGTTGTTGGTGCGATTGCCTAGGGCAATCATTTCGGAAAGCTCCTTTGCCTTGGCCTGTGCGGCCTCAGCGCGGATCGCCTCCATGTCGAAGGTGGGTTCCACGGGTTTTGACTCCGAGAGAGGTGAATTGGTCACGGCTGAGGCCGTAGTTGAACTCTCACTAATAGTAAGAGTCCGACCTATGCCTACTGATTGATCAGCAGGCACGGTCACCAGCGAGATTTCAAACGGTTGGTATGACGTGGCTCGGTACGTGATTGGGTCAGTGTTGTTGTCTGTTTCCATCGAGTTAATTCTGTATCCAAAGCTGACATTCCGGAGAATGCCGTCTTTGATTAATTCCTGCATCTCACGACCAAGGTCGTTGTTGGCCATCTTGACCTTGGCATAGCCGCGTTTGTCTTTGATGTAGGCACGCTCGACAACGCCAACGATCCGATCAGGATCATGTTGGAACAGCAACGGGGCGCCATCGTTTAACCGGCTGAGATCCATGGCGCTTTCGTCCATGCTCAGCACTTCCATGCCGAAATAACGCTCGACAGGTGCTTCGGATGCGAAGGGAAACTCAATTGTGCGTTCCTCGCCAGCAGCACGAAAATCAGTTACCAGCGCACGCTGAAACGATTCGCCTTCAATTTTGCGCATTTCTTCTTCGGAGCGTTCAATGGTTGCAGCTTCAAAACTAATTGCATTAAAATCATGGTCAGTCAACCATTTGCGCGCTTCGGCAGGAGAAAACCGATCTGCGTCAAAACGAATGGCTTGGATTTCAGACGTGCCATCTTTAATGCCGTAAATAAAATCAACACCTTCGCCGCCTTCATTGTTTACGCGACGAATCGAGTCGTACTGCCC